GGATAAAGACAACCCTTACACCTACGAGATCAGGCGGCACATGATCTTTGACATTTTCATGGATGAGATTGCCTCCGGACAACTTATCGTGGAGAAAGTGCCGGATATTGAGGAGATATGCTATGGCAGAAGCGTAGGATGGGGGATACGGGAGATAAGGCTTGATCCCAAGACCGAGGCCATAAGCGCGACAAAGATCAGAAACAGGATAAATGAGGTTAAGATTCAGACGCATACGGATTAATAGGCTGATTTGCCAGGGAATTGTTTACAGGCTTTTTATTGTGGGGTGTAACGCCGTGTTTTTTTGGGTATTGACTGGCGACCCGGAAAAGGCTCTTAAGCTATCGCTGGGATGGAACGCAATAAACATGACCTTATACTATTCGTATCATTACCTTTGGCACAGACTGGTGAAGTTAGGAAGAGATTAATGCATGATCCCATTTTGATAACTGGCGCCGCCCGTTCGGGCACCTCGATGATAGCCGGCTGCGTCCATAAATGCGGGGCATGGGGCGGCGTGATGAGTGGCCCCACGAAGTTCAACAAGCGCGGGATGTTCGAGAACGCGGACATCAGAAATCGCATCGTCAAGCCGTTCCTGCTGAAGATTGGGGCCGATCCTATGGGGCAAAATCCCCTGCCGGACATGGAAAAGGTCTGGGCCGCAGCGGACGAGACGGGCGCACAATGGACGGGACAGATAAGAGGGCTGATCGCCAAGCAGGGATACAAAGCCGGCCCCTGGTTCTACAAAGGCGCGAAGATGTGCCTGATCTGGCCCGTGCTCAATGTCGCTTTCCCATTCGCAAAATGGGTAATTGTCCGGCGTGACCCGACAGATGTCGTCAATTCGTGTCTTAAGACGGGATTCATGCGGGCGTACACAAACAGGATCGGTTGGCTGGGCTGGATTGTCGTGCATGAGAACCGCTTCAGGGAAATGCGCGGAGCGGGACTTAGTATCCGGGAAGTATGGCCAAGCAAAGCCATCGTCCATGGGGATTACGCTGAACTTAGGGAAGTAATTGAATGGCTCGGCCTCGAATGGAACGAAGCCGAGGTCAGGGCGTTCATCAGCCCCGAATTATGGAGCGAGAAAGAAAGGCCCGCGATTGCGGGATAGGGGTGACAAATGGCGGCGCGTGTAACCGAAGACGAAGTCAAGGAGATACTGAACACCAGTTTGACACTCACCGCATTCATAACTGCGGCGAATCTAATAGTCACCGATAAGCTGGGACCGGAGGGACTGAGCGACGACCAGCTCAAGGAAATAGAACGCTGGCTGGCGGCGCATTTTGCAGCCATTCGGGAAAGACAGCCCCAGCAGGAAGGCATCGGGGATGCACAGGCCACTTACTACGGCGGTTCGGATTTAGGGCTTGATTTCACGCCTTATGGCCAGCAAGTAAAAATATTGGATCCCACGGGGATCCTGGCAAACATCGGCAAACGCAAAACGGAGATAACAGCCATAGACTTCAGCACGAGTTGAGATTAAGAGGATACGAATGCACAAGAGAGGTAATGGCAGGCGGAGATGGGGAAGTAAGAAGCGCAGGGAAGCGCGCAAAAGGCGACTCAAAAAACGATGAATTTATCAAGGCTTCTTAACCAAACAATCACTTATTGGGCAAGCCCCGCGCCGGACGGATACGGTGGTTATACCTACGACGCACCCGAGGCCATTGATGGTCGTTGGGAGGACAAGCAGGAATTATTCATCGATAGGGCCGGTAAAGAAGTCAAATCCAATGCGATCGTTTACCTTGGTCAGGACGTTGACCTGGGTGGTTTCTTGGCGATTGGGACGCATACCGATTCGGCAGACGGCGATCCCACAGATGTGGACGGCGCGCGAGAGATAAGAAACGCTGAGAAAAGCCCGGATGTCCGGGGCGATTATTCTTTGAGAAAAGCATGGCTGTAAAGATCGAAAACTTGGTGGGCTTAGATAAAGTCCTTAAAAACTTGAACAAGGAAATCGGCAAAATAGAGGGACGGTCGAAGCAGGGCATGATAGCCGCTGCGGTAATCATAAAAAATAAGGCTTTGCCGATAACGCCCGTGGACACCGGCAATCTAAGAAACAGCATGTATTCTCTCTGGAGAGGCGGAAACGAAAGCAAGCCCGATTTCAAAGGCAAAGAGGCCGCTAAGATGACACAGGAGCACGGAGCAGCCATGTCCGCATCCGCTGGCGCAATAGGCGACTCGGAAGTGGAAATTGGATATACCGCTTATTATGCTGCCAAAGTGCATGAAACTCCGGCGCATTATAGACAGGGAGCCTGGAAATTTCTTGAGCGGGCGATCAAAAGCAGCGCCCATGAAATTCTAAACGAAATCAGGGAAAGGGCGACGGTCAAGTGAATCCCTGCAGCATTGACATAAAGGACCTGATAGTGGCGGCGGGCCTCGGCACATTCAAGGCGACAACCGGCTGGGGCGTGTATGTGAGCAAGGAGCCAAAATCGCCGGACACTGTTATCACGGTTTATGATACCGGTGGCTTCAGCCCCAACCCAAGGTTCCCGATGGATGAGCCGAGGCGAAGTAACGTTCAACGTGGCTTTTGACGCTGCGCTGACCTCGCATACGACGTGGCTCGCTGAAATGGCGAGCGAAGATGTTCGCAATTTCGAGCTTGACTTTCCGTCCAGCGCGTCCGCGGGTGCTACGACATGGTCCTTCTCCGGCATAATGACAGGATACGCACCGACCGGGCCGCACGAAGGCCAGCTCACGGCGGATATTATCATCAAGCTGAGCGGACAGCCGTCATTCACCTAATCCGGTCAGACGCTTGGCTATGGGATAACGAGATAACGGGAGGAAAGCACGATGGGAATTCTAAATCGGAAGGCCATACTAGATTCCGAAGACCTAAAGATGGAAGAGATATTCATTCCCGAATGGAACGGATCTGTATTTGTGCGGACATTGACTGGACAGGAGCGGGACGAGTTCGAGGAATCCATGTTTCGGGGGTCGAAAGTCAAGTCCAGCCTTTTTTCTTTGAAAGGCGCCATGGTAGCTCTCACGGGCGGATATGGATTGATGCGTCTATCCAAAAGTTTTCTTTCTGCGGCAAAGAGCGCCGAAGGATACAATCTTAGATTAAAAATACTTTTGGGCAGTGCCGAGGAAGGAAACCGTCTTTTTAAGGCGATGGCGGAGTATGCCGGTAAAGTGCCGTTCCAATATGAACAGATAATGAATTCCGCGACGATGTTAAGCGGTGTCATGAAGGGCGGTGTCAATGAAATCAAAAAATGGATGCCGTTGATCGGTGATCTGGCCGTGGCTTCCGGCCTGGGCATAGAAAAAACCACTGAGCAGATAATCAGGATGTACAGCGCGGGCGCCGCGAGCGCGGATCTTTTCCGGGAAAGAGGGATCCTCGCCATGCTGGGATTCCAGGCGGGCGTCAAATATAGCGCAGAAGAAACGAGACAAATATTGATGGACGCATGGACGGCGGCGGACAGCAAATTTCAGGGCTCCACGAAGGCGATGGCCAAAACCTGGGATGGAATGATGTCCATGATCCAGGATAAATGGTATCAGTTTCGCAACATCGTGATGGATGCAGGAGTTTATGATGCGCTCAAGGATGCCTTGTCGAAAGTCAATGAGCGGTTCGGGGAATGGATCAAAAATAACAGAACGCTCATAAGCCAAAAAGTGCCGGAATATGTTGGTAAAACGCAAGCAAAGCTCGAAAGCCTGTATAATACGATGATTACGATAAAGAGCACATTCGAGGCCATACCGACCATAGCCAAATACGGATTGATAGGATATGTTCTGGGAGGCCGATTTGGTATCGCTAAGCTGGCCGCTGTCGTGCTCATGCTCAATGAAGCATTCAAGGAATTAAATATTACGACACTTACCGATCTTCCCGAAAAATTCAAAGAAGCGAATAAAAGCTGGCAGAATATTTGGGACGTCATAAGAGGCCGCCGTGACTGGCAAACCGGCGAATGGTTGAAACCGCCGCCAGGGAAGGGGCCCCTTCTGGGAATAGAAAAGGGTGAAATAGAGAAACTGAAGAGCCCGGCGGCGATGCAGCTTGCAGGTATTGCGCAGAAGACAAAGG